AATACTGAAAGCAATCGTGCAGAGGTTCTTCTAGCGTTAGAGAGTGTAGATGAAGTTATTATATTTGATAGTATTGATTGTCGTGGTTTCTTAAAAGAAGTACGACCTGATATTTATGTAAAGGGTGGAGACTATACTATAGATACTCTACCTGAATGTGAGAGAGAGACTATTCTAAATTGTTGCAAAGAAGTAAGAATTCTCAAAAAATACGATAGTCTTTCCACATCTCAAATTATTGAAAAACTACAATTAGCAGATAAATAGAAGTATGAGGATTGCAATCAGCGGTACAGCCTGTCAAGGTAAGTCAACTTTAGTTAAAGATTTTTTAGAACAGTGGCCGAGCTATACTACCCCAGAAAAAACTTATAGAGATATTATTGCTGAAAATAATCTAGAACATTCTTCCAAAACAAATAAAGAAACCCAGCGTAAGATTTTAGATTTTCAGATTGAAGAACAGCAAAAATATCGATCAGGAGATAACGTACTTTTTGATCGTTGTCCTCTAGATAATTTAGTTTATAGTATGTGGGCCTGCGAACAAGAAGGTAATGATATTGATGAAGAGTTTGTAAGTTCGTGTTTGCCGTTGGTGCGAGAAAGTTTTAGAAATTTAGATATTATCTTTTTTGTTCCTATAACTAAAGCAGCTCCTGTTGATATAGTTGAAGATGGTGTAAGAGATACCGATCAAAAAATTATTGAAGAAATAGACTATATTTTTAAAGCTGTACATAGAGATCATGAAGAAAACCCTAAAACAAATATTTTTATAGTTGATGATAAACCACCTATTATTGAAGTGTTTGGTAATAGAAGAGAACGAATAGAAATATTAAAGCTATATATTGACGCTGAAGGTGACGCAATGGAACCGGGTAATATTATAGATGAAAAAATGTTCGAACAAATTAAAAAGCTCGAAGATGTATGGAAAGATGTAGATCCTGAGGAAGGCTCTGTTCTTAAGAAAGAAATCGAAAAGCATAAAAACTTTAACGATCGATTAAATACTTAAATGAAAGAGTATGATAAGGTCTGCGAGAAATACATGATTAAAAAGGTACGTTCCTTTTACCCTCGTAAGTTAGAATTATCTCCTGAATTCTTAGAAGCATTTAAAGCTGAATACGCACGATTAGTTGAGACAGGTCAAAATAGACGTACTCTTTTAGAAAGAATGCGTAAAGCATTAACGTTTCATCTTTAATTTCTCTAATACTTTTACAATATATTTTAATATTTCTGAACGTACAATTTCTAATTCAGTAAATTTAAAACCAAATAATCCAAACTCTTTAGATTCAGCAGTATTAAATGCGTTAAATATAGCTTTGAACCCTGACTTATTACCAATATCACTTTGTTGAGTATCTCCAACAACAATATACTTAGAATTTTCCCCAAATCTAGTTAAAATTGTAGTCAATTCTTCTCTTGTAAGGTTTTGAGATTCATCTATAATAACACATGCATTTTTAAATGTTAATCCTCTCGTATAATTAACTGGTACACACTTTACATACCCTTCAGTCATTAAATTGTTTATAGTTGGTTTGTCTAATAGTTCATTAAGTTTTTCTAAAAGAGGTAAACTCCATGGAAGAAACTTCTCCTCTACCTCCCCAGGGAGAGAACCCATACTCTTAGAAGCCGATTCTACAACACTACGTATATATACAATTTCCTCTATTTTTTGAGTACGTAATAGTTGTAAAGCTACAAAAACAGCTAGATATGTTTTAGCAGAACCTGCAGGTCCGTCGATCATACACATCTTACATGTTTCTTTAAAGCATATTTCTAAAAATTCATCATGTGCTTGTGTTAAATTATATTTTTGAGAGATATTAAAACTTAAAAATGTATTTTTTTCAATACTCTCAGTAATTTCCGTATCGTTTATTTTCGTCTTTTTTGAAATTTTCCGAGCACCAATTTGTTGTGTTTTTGACATAGGCGTAGCCCTTCCTTTTCTTGCCATACATTAGTATTTATTTGATTTTTTCAATTATACTACTAAAATATATATAATGAAAATATTGCTAGCATGTCTCTCTTTTAGAGAATACACTGGTTCAGAATTATATTTTTATGAGTTAAGTTCTGCTTTAAAACATGCAGGTTGTGATGTATCTATATATTCTCCGTTTGTTAGTTCTCCATTGAGAGATAAAGCATCTGATATCAAGTTTCCATCAAGAGATAATATTAATAAAGAAAAATATGATTTATTAATATTTTCACATGGTAAGGTAATATGGAATTATATTAATACCGTTAAAGCAAAGAAAACTATAAATGTAATTCACTCTGAAGTATTAGACTTAGAAGAACCGATTATTAATAACAAGATTGACTTATATGTAGGTATAAGACCGTCTATTATTGATCATATAAAAACATTTATTGATAGTAAACCTATAAAACTAATATATAACCCATTTGACTTTACTAGATTTAACCCGAATACTTGCAAGAAAAAGAAAAGCAATAAATCGAAGGTAGTCTTATTCCCAGGAAGTTTAGATTATCTTCGATATCAACCGTTAAATTATCTATTAGATTTATCCAACAAGCAAAACTTTAAAGTTTTACATGTAGGTAGAAATGATTATAGTACTGTTCACCCTAATTTCGCAACACAAGAATCGATTTGGAACGTAGAGAGGTTTTATAAGCAGTGTGATATTGTTTCTGGTATATTTTTAGGTCGTACTTCTATAGAAGGTTTGTTAGCTGGCAAAAAAGTACTACAGTTTGATGTAGACAAAACTGGTAAGATCAAAAAAGTATACTGGCATACAGAGGATAATTTAAATAAGTTCGACAAACACGTAGTAGCAAAAGAGTTTTTAGGTGAATAAACAAGTACACATAGTTATGGCCTATAACAATCGGAAGGGATTGTTATTACACACCCTGCGATCTTTTGAAAAATGGAATAAATCAGAATATAATTTAAATGTTATTATTACTGATGACGGTAGTGATCCGAATCATAGATTAGAAGATATTGTAAATAATTATAGTTTTACTATAAAAGTTATTTATTTAGATAAAAGTACTAAAAACTGGGTAAGCCCTGTTATACCTTTTAATACTGGTTTTAATAAAATTGAGGCCACGTCTGATGATGATATTGTTATAATACAAAACCCGGAAAATTTCCATGTAGGGGATGTTTTAGGTCATGCCTTTAACAATTTAACACATAATGATTATTTTGCGTATCATTGTCTAGCTTTAGATAAATCAGATACTGATTTTGTAATAGAAAACTCGATACTCGATCCGGGTTTAATTAATAGAAAATTAGCCAGTATAACCCGCGTTACCGAAACCGCAGATAACCCTGTGACCCCTACTGCTACAGTAACATTTCACCCAGTCACTGTGGCTGGTGTTGATGCTCAAAATCAAATAGGTTCTCAGTGGTATGTACATGAAAAATATAACCCAAGATTTTTTCATTTTTGTAGTTGTTTAACTTATAAAAATTTAAAACAACTAAATGGCTTCGATATGCGATATGCATGGGGCGATGCTTTTGACGATGATGAATTTGATCATAGAATTAAAAACTTAAAGTTAAACCAGCAATTTATATCTTACCCGTATGTAATACATTTATGGCACACCGCATATATGCCTGCCGTTTGGGATAATTGGTATAAAAATCAAAGAATTTTTAATAACTTAACAAAGAACGAAAATCTTATAAGGGTTAATAATGATGAGTTTGGTTTACCTAGTAATTTTCCTACAACAAATGCTCCAATAACAACTACTACTAATAAAAATAAAACCCAATTAACTAAAATACCTAAAATTGCGAGTTTTTATTGGGGTGCGGAGCATATGTCGTTTCTTAGATATTTAACTCTAGTATCATTCTTGAAATATAACCCAGATTGGGAAATAAATTTATATGTACCTGTAAGTGTGTCTAACAAAATATCATGGCGAGAGAATAATGATAATACTCATAAAAGTGATAATGTAGATTATACTCAAGGAATGTGTTATTTTTCTAAACTACCAAAAGAAATAAATATAATACCCTCCGACTTTGAATCTACTATAGGTAATACCGCAAGCGAAGCTCACAAATCAGATCTCTTAGGATGGAACATACTGTCAAACACAGGTGGTTTGTGGTGTGACATGGATGTATTATTTTTTCGTGGTATTAATACTATTAATTTTGACTATCCAGATGCAGATATGGTTTTATGTCCTGATAGTAGGGACTTTATTTTAAATAATAAAGATATACTAAGAAAAGCATATCTCTCTACGTTACAACATGGAAAGATAATTCCTTCCGTAACTGAACGTTTCGGTCCTCTAGAAAATTGGAAAGAATTCGTACATCAACCTATAGGTTTTTTGTTCTCTTCTCCTGAAAATAAATTTTATAAAGACCTATTACATTTTATTTATAATAATACTTCTGAATTTAAAAATATACCAGCTAGTTATCAAGGTATAGGGGCCCCTGCTTTGCGATCTTTTATAATTAAAAATTATAAAATAAAAGATTACAGAGCAGCAAATACTAACGTATATAATCTTGATTTTGATATTGTCTATAAGTACAGTTATCACAATTTAGATAATATTTTTGAAAAAAATAATCTTCCAGACTTGTTAAACAACACAAATAGTGTTGGGGTCCATTGGTACGGTGGTTCAGAGACTGCGACTAAATTTAATAACTTAATTAATCACAAAAATTATAGTAAGCTACCACCCTGTACTATTACAGAAATAATAAAACTTTTAAATTTAGCAGAATAAAATATGAAAAAACAAATTAATATTCTTACAGTTACAGGTATACGACCTGATTTCATTCGTATGTCTCAAGTTTTTAAAAGACTAGATTCTGACCCTGATATAAATCATATTCTTATTCATACTGGTCAACATTATGATAATTTATTATCTGATGTTTTTTTTAAAGATCTTAATATTAGAACACCAGATTATAATTTAAACATAGGTATAGATTCTAATAATCATTATGAACAACAAGGCTTACTCGGAACTAATCTTATTAATCTAATTAATAACAACAACCTTGAACCAGACTTAATTTTATTTTTGGGGGATAGTAATTCAGTTTTAGCATCTATACCTCTAAAAAAAGAAGGTTACGCTATAGGTCATATAGAAGCAGGTATGAGAAGTTATGATGAGCGTATGTTAGAAGAAATTAATCGTAAAGCTTGTGATCATGTTAGTAATTTATTATTCGTTTACCATGAGGATTACAAAAATAATGTTTTGAAAGAAAATATAAGTCTAGATAAAATACATGTCGTAGGTAATACTATTATAGAACCATTAAGAGAAATTGCAGACTTAAATTATACTGGTAATAAAGAACATATTTTACTAGATATACATCGTCCAGAAAATTTTAAATATGAAGAAAGATTAAAGGCTATTATTGATTATGGTAATTATTGTAATAAAAATACCAACACACCTGTAAAATTATTACAATTTAAACGTACTCTTAGTTACATTAAAAAATTCAACATAAATTTAGGTAATATAGAGCTAATACCATTAATGGGTTATAAGGACTTTATTAAATTTATGCAAGACTCGTTGTTTATTATTAGTGATAGTGGTAC